GGTCAACTTCAGCAGATACCCGCCTCGCGCGTGTTCGCTCCATGGCAAAAGCCTTGGACTGCCGGTATGTCGTACTGGACCACCTGTCCATCGTCGTGTCTTCCCAAGAGTCCGGAGACGAACGAAAAGCCATTGATGAAATAATGACTAAGCTGCGTACGCTTGTGGCAGAGACAGGCATTAGTTTATTCCTAGTGTCCCACCTCAAGCGGTCCCAAGGTAAGGCACACGAGGACGGTGCTCAGATATCCTTGGGTGAACTAAGGGGTTCACAGGCAATCGCACAACTGTCAGACATAGTAATAGGCATGGAACGTGACCAGCAAAACGGTAATGAGGAGATAAGGAACACGACTACTGTTCGAGTCCTGAAGAATCGTTACACTGGTGAGACAGGTCCAGCGTGTTACTTACGGTACGACAGGACTACAGGTAGAATGATCGAAGCAGCTAACCCTGGGATAGGGGACGACTTTTGATTTACCTTGATCTAGAAGCCAACGGTTTAGACCCAGACACCATCTGGTGCGTTGTAACACGGGAAAACGGTGTTAGTACTGTACACACTACCCGTGACACCCTCTGTAAGGCTCTAGAAGGCTCTGTAAGCGTCTGTGGACATAATCTGATAGGTTATGACCTCCCAGTGCTGGAACGTCTCTGGGGGCTTTCTGTGGCCTCTGAGAGGGTAGTCGATACTTTGGTATTGTCACGTTTGTTTGACCCAAGTAGACTGGGTGGACACTCTTTAAGGGCTTGGGGTGAAACTTTAGGCTTTCCAAAGGGTGACCACAACGACTGGTCAAGACTGTCACAGGAAATGATTGATTATTGTATACAGGACGTAGCAGTCACGGAAGCAGTACACCAGAGGCTTGTAGCTGAGATGGTAGACTTTGACCAGCAGTCCATTGATTTGGAACACAAGGTGCAGTTTGCAGTACAGCAACAGGAACGCAATGGTTGGCTTTTAGACCAAGGATTGGCTAATGAACTTTGTGCAACATTCAAGGAAGGTATGAATGACATACAAGCCGAATTACAAGAGATGTTTCCACCCATTATCGAAGAAAGGTTCTCTGAGAAAACCAAGAAGCGCCTTAAAGATAAAGTTACGGTTTTTAACGTTGGGTCACGGCAACAAGTTGCAGAGAGACTTAAAACAAAAGGCGCTGTGTGGACAGAAGTCACGCCAAGTGGAAAGTCTGTTGTCGATGAGAAGACGCTTAAGCAAAACAGTCATGTCCCAGAGGCGGCAAAAGTTCTGGAATATCTGTTGCTTCAGAAGAGACATGCTCAGGTACTCTCTTGGTTGGAAGCTGTCAAGGAGGACGGTAGAGTACACGGAAGAGTCATTAGCAACGGTGCTGTTACTGGAAGGATGACACACCAGAATCCTAATATGGCTCAAGTACCGGCTGGACACAGCCCCTACGGTAAAGAGTGTCGCTCCTGCTGGACTGTACCTGAAGGTAAGAAACTCGTAGGTTTTGACGCTAGTGGCCTTGAGCTACGCATGTTGGCCCACTACATGGACGACAAGGAGTTTACTAATGTCCTTCTCACCGAAGACATTCACACAAGAAATCAAATGGCTGCGGGGCTTGAAACAAGACCTCAAGCTAAGACTTTCATCTACGCTTTCCTCTACGGAGCCGGAGACGCAAAAATTGGAACTATCGTTGGAGGAAGCGCAAGAGACGGCGGAGATCTTAAACAGAGATTTCTACGAAATACACCTGCTCTTGAAAGTCTACGAGAACGGGTTGGTAGAGCATCTGGGAGAGGTTATCTCAGAGGACTTGATGGAAGAAGGCTTAGAGTTAGATCTGAACATGCTGCATTAAATACGTTGTTACAAGCTGCTGGAGCTATTGTTATGAAGAAGGCCCTTGTTATCTTAGATGAGTACGCCAACCAATGGAAACTGGACTACAGGTTTCTAGGTAACATACATGACGAGGTTCAAGCCGAAGTAGTCACTAACCATGCAGAGAAGTATGGTTGGTTGGCAGTAGAGTGCCTTAAGGCTTCAGGTGTGGCTTTTGACTTACGATGTCCTTTGGACGGAGAATATAAGGTAGGTACTACGTGGGCGGAGACTCATTAACAAAACAGTACAGTTTTATAGATGAAGAAGATTATGAAATAAAGGGAGATACCAGTTGGTGTGTAAAGTGTGAAAAAGATTTGCCTGTTTCTTTTTTCTCTAGGAACTCAGGTAGACCTTACTTAAGAACTGAGTGTAATAAGTGTCTGACACACATGAGGAAAGTTATTGAGCACTTAAAGAAAACTAACTCTTACCCTCCTGAAGATTATAACTGTCCTATCTGTCTCAGAAAAGGAGAAGATGTGCTAGGATTAGGAGGAAAGACACACAAGAGTCCTTGGGTTTTAGATCATTGTCACGAAACAAACGAGTTCAGAGGCTGGTTATGTCATTCTTGTAACAGAACTTTAGGTGGTTTTAAGGACGACATAGATAGGCTTTTAAGAGCCATAGATTACTTGGAGCAATTAAAATGAAAAACATCCATACATTGATAAGTGATATCTACAAACTGGTTGAGACTAAAGATGTGCCAGAGGGTGTTGACATTGAACACTGTATTGAGGAGTTTGGTGAGGGCGTTAAGAGTCTTATGCGTCAAGAGTTCACACAAAAGCGAGATGCCTCTCGTAAGTTACGCATGTCCAACATAGGACGCAGTGACCGCTTCTTATGGAATGTTTACAACGACGTAGAGAAGCTGGACGACATGCAACCTAGTACTTACGTTAAGTTTCTTTACGGACATTTGATCGAAGAGATGTTACTTTTCCTTTCACGTGCAGCAGGACATGAGGTTACAGATGAACAGAAGAAATGTGAAGTTAACGGTATTACTGGCTCTATGGACTGCAAGATTGATGGTGTTGTCACGGACGTCAAGTCTGTTTCAACATTTGGGTTTAGGAAATTCAAAGACGGCTCTATGGCTTATGACGACCCGTTTGGCTACGTGGCGCAAATTAAGGGATATGCGAATTCAGAAGGCGCTACTAAGTTCGGATGGTTAGCAATGGACAAACAGAATGGGCACTTGACGTACCTAATGTATGACGAAGAGGACACTCAAGCGCCTGTACATGAGAAGATTGGTTATGACATCGGTGAACACGTTGACCACGTTAAGCAGATGGTGTTGCAACCGGAGCCTCCTGAGCACTGTCACCAGCCCAAGGAGGACGGCAAGAGCGGCAACATGAAGTTGGACATAGGGTGTTCCTACTGTTCCTATAAAAAGAATTGTTGGCCCGGTGTGAGAGCTTTTGCTTACTCTGCGGGACCACGCTATTTAGTAGAGGTATTTAATGAACCGAAGGTCCAAGAGATCAAAATTTAGAAGTACTTTTGAAGAAGACGTTAGTAAAATACTAAAGGAGTTTAACTATGAACCTTTCACTATTCCTTACACTATTGCTAGGAGCTACCGCCCTGACTTCGTTGATGTTAGCGGTTTATATCTTATTGAGTGCAAAGGATATTTCAGAGATGGAGACACCAAAAAATACACAAGCATCAGGGACAGCCTCCCAGAAGGACAAGAGCTAATCTTTGTTCTGATGCAACCCAACAAGAAAATACGTAAAGGTGCCAAAATGACTATGTCACAATGGTGTGACAAAGAAGGAATACTGTGGTATAATATAGATACACTACAGGAGTTGATTAGTTATGTCGCTAACGCTAGAGGAAATTAAGGATAGGCTTTTAAAGACCTATGATCCTGACGATCTTCTAGAGGCTTTAAAGATTACATCGGAGCAATTGCTAGATCGCTTTGAGGACAAACTAATTAATAGACTTGACGTGTTTGAAGAAGAGTTAGAGGAGGAAGAAAATGAGTATTGATGAAGCGACTCCGAAAGATTGGGACACCCTAACGGCACTAAATAACTTATCTATTAGGAAGACACCAGATCCTGTAGAGCAGCCGGACCACTACAACAAGGGTGCAATAGAAGCCATCGAAGCCATTAAAGCGTCCATGCCTGATAACGAGTTCAATGGTTATCTCAAGGGTAACGCACTAAAGTACCTCTGGCGTTACGACTACAAAGGTAAACCCGTTGAAGACTTACGTAAATGTAAGTGGTATATTGAACGACTAATCAAGGAAATGAATTAATGGACGCATATCAACAGTACATACATAAGTCCCGCTACGCACGTTACCTACCAGAGGAACAGCGTCGTGAGACTTGGGAAGAAACAGTCAACCGGTATCTTAACTACTGGTGTGACCGTGTAGATCTAAATGAGTTTGACCAGTCAGAGATATTCCATGCTATACACGAGTTGGACGTTATGCCCAGCATGAGAGCACTGATGACCGCTGGTGAGGCTCTTGACCGTGACAACGTAGCTGGATTCAACTGTAGCTACCTACCTATTGACCACCCTAAAGCGTTTG